CAGGTACTGTGAGGGCCTCGGCTCCCGCACCGGCCCGGGCATCGCGGGTGGACTCGTCGATGTCGGCGGCAGGTACGGCGTCAATCTTGTGGACTGCAGCCATGATGGCGTCGAAGCCCTTCCGCAAGCGCAGCTGGGCATCGGCATCGCGGGGATCGGGGGAATGTGCTGCGATAGACAGCCGCAGGAGGATTTCGCTCTTGCTTGGGGTGACGTCGATGGGTGTCATGGGGTTAATGTCGTGGGAGTGGGAATCCGTTGGCAATCCACTCGGTGTGGATTCACCGGCGAGATCAATGGGTCCGACGGGCGGCGCGCTCCGCTTCTGCACGGCGTTTGATGTGCCGGCGTCGTTTGCTCGCCCGGTAGTCGCGCAGTAGCACCCCGGCGGCCCAGCGCAACGAGGCGCCCAGGCCGGCGCCAGCGCGTCGGCGCAAGGCGATCAGGCGAATGAAGGAGGCCAGGTAGTTCATGCTCACCTCTAGCCGGCGGAAAGCGCCTGGGCGGCGGCGTGCTACCGGCATTGCAGGCTCATGCAAGGCGCTCCGAGTTCGGGGCCTACGAGAAGGGGGTGAGCTTCGAGCGAATGGCCGGCGTTGCCCTTCTCCTGGGCATCGCACCAATCGGCAAGCTGCCGAGCCTGGACCGCCCAGTTCTGGGCCATGGCTGCTGCGTGGCGCAGGCCGCAGGCGGCGACCGGCCAGCGCTTGGTGTCGATCGCGTTCTTGGCCAGCAGGCAGCGTTGCTGATGGGCTTCAGGTGCCGACTGGAGCACTGAAGTGAGGTGAAGTTGGTCCATGGCGTCAAACAAGTCGTTTATGGCTAGCCAATTATGGCCAAGCAATGCCCCCTGTCAAGCCATGTGTGGCTTGTTCCATCCAAAAAAATGCCCGGCAAAGGCCGAGCGTGGGGAAGCGGTCAGTCCAATCGTTCGACCTTGGCGACGACGACCCCGAGTAGTCGATCACCGTCATCCATCAACTTCATCCTATGCGGCAGGCTCGGATTCAGCTGCAACAGCAGCCACTTCCCTTCCTCACTCACCACCTGGCGAAACGATGCTTCTTCGGTTCCTGCAATGTGGACGATCACCAGAGAGCGGTGCTTGGCCTGGCGCTTCTGGTCCACGAAGATCCTGTCCCCTTCGCGAAAGGAGAGCGCCCCTGCTGGATCGAACATTCCAAGCCCTTTCACCTCCAGTGCATACAAACTGTCGTTAATCTGCACCGGGCAGGGAACCCATTCATTGACCTCTCACGGCGATGCCAGGCCGGCCGCTTTCTTCCAATCGGCCATCGGAACCAGCCCCCGCTGCCGTGCTTCCGATATCGGGCCATGCAAGCGCTTGAGCCCTGACTGCCCTTCCGTCTTCACCAAATCGGCAAAGATTTCGTGCGGCTGGTACAGGTCCGAAAGAGAGACGTCGAACTCCCTGGCGATGCTCATGATGGCGTCGACCGATGGGGTCACCTCCCCACGGAGAATTCGTCCGATCGTGCTTTGGGAGATTCCCGTCTTCTTGGCCAACTGCATCTGACTCCCCAACTCGGGCCGGAGCTTCATCAGCAGTTGAAGGTTCTGGCTGAGAAGTTCGTTCGCTGCGTGCTTTAGTTTTGCCATTGCGCGATATTGCCATTAGTGACTAGCCGTAAGTGGCACACAAACAAGCCATAAATGGTTATAGTGCTGACTCAGGAGATTCCAATGAGCAGCCCCGAACCTATCCTCGTCGGCGTTCGCCGAGATCTGAAGCGTACCCGTGGCCGTTGGGCCGAGGTGGCGAAGAACAGCGGCGTCCCGTACCACACCCTGATCAAGATTGCCCAGGGGACCGTCGCTGACCCTCGCGTCAGCACCGTGCAGTTGCTGGTCGACTACTTCGCGAGGAACCCGCCCACTGCTCTTGCCGCAGCATCGGAGCCGGCGCATGCCTGAGCCCATCGTCCCCCCCGACCCCACCCGCCCCCGCCCCGGGCGCGCGGGGGGCCCCGCCCGCCCCCCCCCCCCTTCCCGGGCGGGCCCTGCCGGCACCGCCGCTGGCCAGCTCTTTCAGCGCGAGGTGCAGCACCTGCAGGCGCTGCGCGCTGTTCACTCGCAACAGGAGCCTTCCCATGTCCACCTCTGAAGCCACAGCGGCACCGACCGCGCCCATTCTTCGTACCGCGCTCGTTGCGGGTGCTGGAGGCGGCCAACTCGAATTGGCCTGCGCCCTGCGCGACGTGGCCCGGGAGGCCGCGCGGCAGTGGGGGTGGGAGCAGGTGTCGTCCGAGCAAGCAAAAGATCCAGCGGTGTTCGGCCGGTCCGTGGCGGCCGTGTACTTGGCTGCGCTGCGCGAGTTTGAGGCCGGCTTTGGGCCTGAACAGCAGAGGCAGCGTCATGGCTGAATGTCGACCAATCCTCGACACACTCGAGCTTGCCAAGCGCGAGTTTGTTTTCATCAGCGGCTGCGTCATGACCGATCGGCCCGACCTCCCTCTTTCATCGGAGACGAGTTGGACGGCGGACTTCTCGCGTGTGGTGGCTGCTATCGACGACGCAATCGACCAAGTGGTTGGCGCGGATCGCCGTACTGCTCCTGGATATTCTGGTTGTAGTACGAGCCAGCAGATCCGGCCGATTTCAGCCCGGACCAGATATGTGCCGGCACACCAGGATAGTCGTACGGCTGCTGAGGATCGCTCGTGAACCACAAGCGCAGTAGCCTGCTGTCTGGATCGTATGTCGCCTTGACCAAGGCTTTCGAGCTTGGAAATGCGTGTGATTCGACCATTTTGTGTGCCCCTCTCGTTGATGGTTGTGTGACAACTCCATCGTACGAGCGGGAGAGGGCGGGCGCCCATCACAGCATGCCCCGCGCGCGCCGCGTCGACCGTTGTAAAGGCCGGCTCGCATCCATCACCACCCGGGTCGCCCTGCAGTTGATGCGCAGTTCACCAGCCACCCAGCACAACTCCAGTCGCGAGGTGGTCGGCTCCCGGAGTCGCTGGCCCGTGGCCGGGTCGGTGTTAAGGGACAGCGCCGTGCGGGTGCTGCTGTGGAAGACCGCTAGGCGTGTGGCCCGTGCGGTTGTGCGATCTGGGGTCATTGCGGCTCCTCGGTTGAGTTGATGCCTGGATCGTCGTTTCTTTTGCCAGCAAGAGGTAGTCAAGTGGCGTCAAAACTTTTGAATCGAGTTGACGACCAGGTGGAGCTTTCCCTGTCTCGCCGGGCGGAGCCGAACGAAATTCCCATCGAGATGATTCGCCGCCAGCGCGGTGCGGGAGCAGCGTTTGCGCTGGCCTGCCAGTCTTCCGGCTTGGAAGACAAGGAAATTTACCTGGCACTCGGTATCGACGCGGGGTACTTCTCGCGCATCAAGGCCGGAACCGCAACCCTGCAGGCTGATTTGATCCGCCCGTTCTGCGAGGTGGTGGCCAATCACATCTATCCCGAGTGGCAGGCATTCCAGATCGGCTGCACGTTGGTGGTCATCAAGACCGAAGCCGAGCGCCGCGCCGAGGAAGCTGAGGAACGCGCGCAAGCGGCCGAGGCAGAGAACCGCCTGTTGCGCCAGTTGGTGCAGGGGAGGGTAGCAGCGTGAAGGCGCCCACCTGGCAAGAGCTCTGTGACGCGGGCCGCGTGCTGATTGACCAGCCAGAACAAGGCCTGGCCATTTACCCCACCACCTGCGGGACCGTCGTCATTGCCGTGCGCGGGGATTCCGATGCCCTGCAATTCGCGGTGATCCAACTTTCGGAAATGAGCGATGTGGCGAACGCCCTCGCTGAGTCGGAGGCCCGCGCCGCAGCGGCTCAGGAGATGCTCCATGAGCATGAATCCGCGATTGCTGCCCACCACCTGATCCAGCGCATCAAGGGAACGACATGAGCCCAGATTTCGAGGCCGTAACGCCTTTGGTTCACGCCGCAGAAATCCGGCCGGCGATGCGCAGGTTTGTAGCGCTCGCCATTTCACACGTTTACGACGCCAACGCCGGACACATCGCCGCCTCGATGGCTCAACTCGCGGCCATGGTGAGTATGAGCAAGGCACAGGTGCGCAGGCATGTGCATGCACTCGTCACCTTGGGCGTGCTGGAGGTTACCGCGAACGCGCACGGCGGCGCCCCTCGGGCACTACCGCACTATCGGTTCAACCTGCTACGGCTGCGGGCGCTTGCGCAGCAGACCGGGCGCACCTCGGACCTGTTCCACGCAGCTCCCGCGCCGCGCACGAGCTTCTTCGGAGAAGACGTGGAAGACGTGCGCCAGCAGATGACCCTGGAGCTGCGCGGTAAACCTGGCAACCGAACGATCCACTTCTCTCTCGATAGCCCAAAGGGGGACATCCCGTACGGCTGGACCCCGCTGCGGATCCTGCTGCTTCCACCGAACGTGGCAGGTTCGTGGAACGGCTGGCTGAACCCGGAAACAGGTGCGCCATCCTGGGCTCTGCCCGTCTTTACCTTTCCCGAGACCGTGGAGAGGCTTCGTCAGTGGGCCCAATCAGTGGCCCTCGGCCGCATCGAAAGTATCGAGACAGCATGAGCAACACAATCACCAATCTCTGCCGTCCATTGCGCCTTCAGCCGGTTCGTAAGTGCGTGTTGATGGCTCTGGCTGACCGAGCCGACGACAACGGCGTTGCGTGGCCCTCCCTTGCGTGGCTGTGCGAGTGGACCTGCTACGGACGAAGAACCGTGATGGACGCGCTGGCTGACCTGAAGGCGTCGGGCATCGTTCGGATCATCGAGAACAAGGGGCGCAACAGCAGCTACGAAATAGATCTCGAAGCCCTGGGCGCTCAGATGGCCACGTCGCCAGAAACTCGTGCCGTCTCCGCCTCAGATGCTGGAGCGGGAAACGATCCAAACCCAGGCGGGAGCCGCACGGGTGCGGGAGCCGCACTGGTGCAGGAGCCGCACGGGTACCCAGGCGGGAGCCGCACGGGGGTGGTGCGGGAGCCGCACGGGGGTGGTGCGGGAGCCGCACCCGATACATCCATATCCATCATTGAGACATCAATTCAGACATCCAATTCTTGTTTGATCGGCTCATCGAGCTCGCTGCCTCCATCGCTTTTTGACGATGAATCCGGCGGTCAACAGCCAGGCGTACCCGCGAAGCAGAAGCCCGAGTACACCGCGGATTTCGAGGCCGCGTGGACTGCCTACCCAATCCGCCCTGGCGACTCGAAGAAGGCTGCCTACACGCAGTGGCTGGCCCGGCTTAAAGCAGGTGTGAAGGCCGAAGAAATGGCGAGCGGCATTGCTGCGTACGCGGCTTATGTCACCGCCAACGGGACTGAGCAGAGATTTGTGAAGCATGCCGCCACGTTCCTCGGGAGAGACATGCACTTCCGAAGCAACTGGAGCGTGACCACGGACATGGCCAATGCGAACCGGTCCAGCTTCACCCGAGGAAGTGGGCGCAAACCGTCGTCGCACTCCGGCTTCGACAAGATGAACTACAGCGAAGGCGTTGACGAAAATGGCTACATCATCGGGTGACTGGCAGGACGGCTCTGACGGCGATGCGAGCTCAGACGCTGGGCACGCCGAGCCCGTCGCACTGGTGCGCCAAGAGCGGTGCGACGAGCACGGCGAGTTCGTGTCCAAGCCGATGTTTCGCGGCTCACGCACCTGGTCGCAGTGCCCGGGATGCTCGCAAGCTCGGGAGGAGCGGCGCGCCGCGGAAGATGCAAGGCACAAGTCCGAGGCCCAAGAAGCAGCCGAGAAGGACATGCTCCGGCGTCGGCTTTCCCAAAGCGGCTTGAAGGGCCGCATGTTGGCATCCACGTTCGCCAACTTCGAGTGCGCCGGCAGGCTGCAGCACGACGTTCTGGCCCAGTGCCGCAGTTTCGCTGAGGGTCTGGAGCCAGATGCAGGGGGCGGCTTGTGGCTCATCGGGCCACCGGGCACCGGCAAGACCCACCTTGGCAGCGCAATGGTTCAGCACGTCATCAGAGAGCACCGCTGGTGGGCTGGCATCTTCAGCGCCCGGGAAATCATCACCATGCAGCGCGCGAGCTGGGGCAAGAAGACGAGCGCCGGCAGTGCCTGGGGCGACTGGGAGCCGCAGACGACAGAGGAGATCGTGGAGCACCTGGGCAGCGTCGCGCTACTGGTGCTGGACGAGGTGGGGAACAGCTTCAACACAGAGGCCGAGCAGGTGCAGCTTTTCGACGTGATCGACCTGCGCTACAAGCTCTGCCGACCCACGGTGGTGATCTCGAACCTCCCTGCGCAGGAGATGAAAAAAACCCTTGACGACCGCTGCTACGACCGCTTGCGGGAGGGCGCCAGAGTGCTGCAGTGCACCTGGCCGAGCGCCAGGAACATCAACCGCGCGCCGCAGACCTGATCCAGCATTTTGAGGAGACTTACCCATGACAGAAGCCGTGATGTTCCCCCAGCAAGGGTTTGTCGCATCCCCTGCAATGCCTGATCCTGCTGGGATGGACGAAGGGACCCCCACGCAAGAGCGACTGCGGCACGACATCAGCAGCCGGGTGCAGGTGCTGGAAGCTATCCGCGACCTCTACGACCAAGAGCTTCCGGTTACTACGCCTGCGATCATTCGGGTCACCGGCCTCAAGCATGTGACCGTGACGGATTGCTTGAAGGAGCTGAAGGAGCGCGGCGAGATATGGTGCCCCGAACGCGGGGTCTACCGTCCGGTGGTCAAGCACCCCCCGTCTCGCGCAGTGAGTCGGACGACCTTGCCCGACGGCACTGTGAAGCTGGAAGTAGGTGACGAGATGCTGACCTTGACGCCACGGGAAAGTCGCTTGGTGGCCGAGGCCATGGGTGGAACCGCCGCGATGCTGGTGGCCATCGAGTCGGCCAGCCAAATGGCCGAGATGGTCAACTTGGCGCGCCGCATCGTGGCTGGTGAGAGCCAGAAGGCGGCGAACGCACAGCGCAGAGCAGCTACCACCGGAGAGGGGCCATCTCGGGAAGAGTGAAATGGACGCCCGAGGTCCTGGCTCAATCGGTAGTAGCGCCTGACATCCCCTTGAGTAACTGATCCCCCCTATAGGGTTTCCATCTTGCGAGCATTCCCGGAACCATCCGGGGCGTGGTCACCAACTCCAGCCTTCCCGATTCCCCGCAGCCCGACAGCACGGGCCCGACCTCCCGGTCCATCGACTGGGAGTCGATCAAGCGCGCCTACACGACCACCACCGATTCCACCCGCGACATTGGCCGGGTTCACGGCGTCACCCACGCCGCCATTGGCAAGCGCGCCCGCAAGGAGGGGGGGACGCGTCCACAGAAGGACAAGCCGGTATCCGTCAAGCTCGCAGCCCTGGAACCGCGGCAACAGCGCTTTGTTCAGGAGTACCTGACCGACCTCAACGGCACCCAGGCAGCCATCCGGGCCGGGTACAGCGCCAATACGGCTGCCGAGCAGTCCTACGACCTCCTCAGAAAACCTCAGATACAGCAGGCCATCAAGGAAGGTCAGGAGAAACTGCAGGCCAAGCTGGAGATGAACGCCGAGCGTGTGGTGCAGAAGCTGGCCCAGATCGCTACAGCCGATCCCCGCGAGTTGGTCGAGGTGAAGGTGGGCTGCTGCCGCTGCTGCCATGGCGAGGGCCACAAGTTCCAGCGCACTCTGCTGGAGATGGCCCACGACCGCGAGCGCTGGGCCGAGAAGGGCAAGCCGGCCGAGGAGTTCGACGAACAGGGTGGGGTGGGCTTCAACCCGCTGCTTCCCCCGCAGCCGGAATGCCCGAACTGCGGCGGGGATGGCGAGTCGCGCACGGTGCTGAAAGACACTCGCTACCTGAGCCCGCGCGCCGCTGCCCTCTACGCCGGCGCCAAGCAGACCAAGTACGGCATCGAAATCCAGATGCACTCGCAGATGGAGGCCTGGGAGAAGCTGGCCAAGCACTTGGGACTGTACGCCAAGGACAACTTCCAGCGCTCCGATCCGCTGGCGCTGCGCACGCTGACGGACGCTGAGCGGGCTGTGCGGCTGAACAAGCTGCTCTCTGGCGACCCTACCCTGGCCTGCGCCTTGGCGGTGTTTCTGTCCTCGGGAGAGGGGCCATGATGGCTCGCCCCGTCATCCCCAGCACGGCCATGATGATGGCCAAGATGCAGACGCTGACGGCCGAGCAGCGCGCCGCCCTGGACTTGTTTCTGTTCACGGCAAACCCTGCTATCTGGGTGCCGCAGGACGGCCCGCAGTCGGAGGCCTACTTCAGCCGGGCAGACATCGTGTTCTATGGCGGCTCAGCTGGCGGCGGCAAGACCGACCTGCTGCTGGGCCTCAGCCTCACGGTGCAGGAGCACAGCATCATCTTCCGCCGCGAGGCCGTGCAACTGATCGGCCTGGAAGAGCGCATGACCAAGATCCTTGGAACGCGCAACGGCTACAACGGCACAGACCACATCTGGCGTCTGCCTGGTGCGCGTGTGCTGGAGCTGGGCAGCGTGCAGCGCCCCGAGGACTGGATCAAGTACCAGGGCCGACCGCATGACCTGAAGGCCTTCGACGAGATCTGCCATTTCACCGAGATGCAGTTCCGCACGCTCATCGGTTGGAAGCGCACGGACAACCCGAAGGTGCGCCAGCGCGTGGTGTGCGCCGGTAACCCGCCGACCAGCGCCGAGGGCGAGTGGGTGAAGCGCTTCTGGGCGCCATGGCTGGACCCGCAGCACCCGAACCCCGCCAAGCCTGGCGAGCTGCGCTGGTACGTGACGAACGAGAAGGGCGAGGACCAGGAGGTCCCTGATGCCACCCCCGTGATGGTGGGTGGCGAGCTCATGCAGCCGCTCAGCCGCACCTTCATTCCAAGCTCCGTCGACGACAACCTGTTCCTGGTCTCGACCGGCTACAAGGCCACGCTGCAGGCTCTGCCCGAGCCCCTGCGCTCGCAAATGCTGCGCGGCGACTTCAACGCGGGCTCTGCCGACCCAGCGTGGCAGCTGATCCCCACGGACTGGCTCAAGGCGGCTCAGGCCCGGTGGAAGCCACGCACGGCCAAAGGCATGATGACTGCGCTGGGCCTGGACCCCGCCCGCGGGGGCATCGACAAGTCTTGCGCCGCTCGCCGACACGGCCAGTGGTTCGACGAGCTGGTCTCTGCGCCCGGCGCAGTGACGAAGGACGGACCTACCACCGCTGGCTTCGTGGTACCGCTGGTGCGAGACGGTGCGCCCATAGCGGTGGACGGCATAGGCATTGGCTCAAGCGCGCTGGACTTCATCGCCGGCCTGGGCCTGAACGTGCACTCCGTGATCGGCTCCGAGGGCAGTACGTTGCGCGACAAGGCTGGCCAGCTGCGCTTCCGCAATAAGCGCGCCGAGATGTACTGGCGCTTGCGCGAGGCCTTGGACCCCACGGCAGCAGACCCTATCGACCTTCCGCCCGATGCAGAACTGTTGGCCGATCTGGCCGCGGTTCGCTACAAGGTCGTGACCATGGGCCAGCACGCGGCCATCCAGATCCGCAGCAAAGACGAGATCCGCGAGGCGCTGGGCCGCAGCCCGGACAAGGGCGATTCCGTGGCCATGACCTTCGCGGCCGATATTCCGAAACCCGAGCCCAAGCCCCGGGCCAAGAGCTGGCGTGACCGCCTGGCAGCTCCTGGCTCCGACCACTGGGACCAAGCGACTGCATGAACATGGACAGCAATTCATCCCCCATCCTGGCTGCCGACGCGGCCCGCGAGAACTGGGCTCGTTACCTCTACGGCAAGGACCGTGGCCACATCGACTACCTGCCGCACGCTGCGCGCTGCGAGGACATGTACTTGGGTGGTGGACGCCAGCTCACGCCAGAGCAGCGCGCAGCGTTGATCGCGGCACGTCGGCCGGGCTACGAGTTCAACCAGATCATGCCCAGCGTCAACAGCGCCATCGGGTACCAGATCCACAACCGCATGGACATCGCATTCAAGCCGCGCGGTGGGGACTCCGATCTCTTCAAGGCGACCATCCTGTCCAAGGTGGCGATGCAAGTGGCTGACCGCTGCGCGCTGCACTGGCACGAAACCCAAGTTTTCAGCGATGGGCTGATCCAGCAGCGCGGGTATTTCGACGTGCGGATGTCCTTCGACGAGAACATCAAGGGCGAAATCGTGGTGGGCACGTTGGACCCGCTGGACGTCATCCCGGACCCGGACGCCAAGAGCTACGACCCCGACAAATGGGGCGACGTGATCATCACGCGTTGGCTCACCCTCGACGAGATCGAGCAGATCTACGGGAAGAAGGCCCGCAAGCGTGCGGAGGACAGCAACGATGCGGGCCATGACTTCGGCGACCTCGAAGACAGTGTGGAGCGGAACAAGTTCGCCACTCGGAAGGATTGGGGCTACACGGACGCTTGCGCCACCAAGGAAGATGGTCTTGAGCGCTACCGTGTCATCGACCGCCAGCGGTTTGTCTACGAGCTGACGGCTTGCTTGGTGTGGCCGGGCACCGGCGATGTGCAGGTGGAGGACAGCATGGCCGCCGATTCGGTAGCTGATGCGCTGGCCAACGGGGCGGTGCGTGCCAAACGGATGCGTCGTCGGGTGAAGTGGGTGGTGACCACTTTCACTGCGACGTTGCACGATCACTTCAGTCCCTATGAGCACTTCACCGTGGTGCCGTACTTCGCCTACTTCCGACGCGGCAAGACAGTCGGGATGATCGACAACGCCATCGGCCCGCAGGAGGTGCTGAACAAGGCTGTGTCCCAGGTGGTGCACATCGTCAATTCCAGCGCCAACAGCGGTTGGGTGGTGGAGGAGAACTCCGTCACCAACATGACGATGCAGGAGTTGGAGGTCCGCGGGGCCCAGAACGGCTTGGTGATCGAATACAAAAAGGGCGCCAAGCCGCCTCAGAAGATCCAGCCCAACCAGGTACCAACCGGAGTAACCCACCTCATCGACCGCGCCGACAAGGCCCTCAAGGATGTGACGGTGCCCGAAGCCATGCGGGGCGTTCAGGGCCCCGAGGTGTCCGGCATCGCCATCCAGGCCAAGCAGTTCGCCAGCCAGCAGCAGCTTTCCGTGCCGCTGGACAACCTGGCCTATACGCGCCAGCTGCTGGCAAAGCGCATCCTGAAGCTCGTCCAGCGCTACTACGACACGCACCGGGTTTTCCGCATCACTGAGACGGACCCCATGACGGGCAAGCCGAAGGAGGAGTTGCTGGAGATCAACAAGTTCGACCCGGCCACCGGCGGGTACATCAACGACGTGACCATCGGCACCTATGACGTGGTGATCACCGAGCAGCCCATGCAAGTGACGTTCCAGAACTCGCAGTTCCAGCAAGCGCTGGAGATGCGCAAGGCTGGCGTGCGGATACCGGACGCAACGATGGTGCGGTACTCGAACCTGTCGGACAAGCAGGAGATCCTGGAGGCCCTGCCGGGCGACCAGCCGCCGGCCGACCCGACGGTCGAAGCGCGGGTGCGCCTTCTGGACGCCCAGGCTCGGAGGACCGACGCCCAGGCCACCGATGTGAAGGTCAAGACCCAGTACAGCGGCGTGCAAACCGCACAGGTGGTGGCCCAAATTCCTGCCACTGCCGCGCTTGCGGACGGCCTCCTCAAGTCTGCCGGATATGTGGACCAAGACGCGGCGCCCATCGTGCCCCAAGCGCCCGCCGGGTTACCCACGGTGGACCTGCCCAAGAGCACCGACCCCATGAACCCCGCCAGCCCCGCCGTGGGCGCGAGCGAAGGCATTAAAACCCTGGCCGCCGACGGCCTGCAACCTTGAAGGAGAACGAGACCATGAACATCTGTGAATTGAAGCGCCGTCTGCTGCCCTACAGCGGGTGCCTGAACGCCACCGATGACGGCACAGCCGGGACCGGAGGCGCTGCCGACGAGGAGGTGCTGGACCTGGGCAACGATCTGCCCGACGAGGGTTCAACCGCTGCAGCCGCCCCAGCCGCTCCAAGCCCAGAACCGGAGTCCGACGAGGCGCCAGCTGATCCCGCACCGGGGGGAGATGACGCCGACGACGCGGGAAAGACGGGCGGCGGCATCCCCCGCGCCCGCTTCAACGAGGTCAACGACCGGCGCAAGGCGCTGGAGACCGAGGTGGAGGCGCTTCGTGCGCAGCTGGCTGCCTCAAGCGCCGCGGCCGCACCAGCCGCTGCACCGGCGGCACCAGCCGCTCCGCCGTCCGGCCCTGTGGATGTGGATGCACTGGAGGAGCAGTACGCCCAGGCGCTGCTCGATGGTGACGCCAAGACCGCTGGCTTGATCCGCCGCTCGATCAACCGGCATATCGAGGATTCGGCGCTGCAACGCTTCGAGCAGGCGTCCCAGCATCGGCAATCCAGCGCTCTTAGCCAGGAGGTGGTGGAGCGGGCGATCCAAAAGTACCCCTGGCTGGACGAAGCCGAGGGCGCAGTGGCACTGGAGCTGATCGAAGCGGCTGTGACGCTCAAGGTGGCGCAGGGCCACCAGCGCCACGACGCCCTCGCAGAGGCCATCTCGACCATTGCCCCGCGCTTCACTCCCAGCGATATCCCCCCTGTAGGGCTGGCAAACCGCGCAGCGCCAGTTGACACTCGTCTGGAGCGGGCGGACAAGCGCGGTGCGGCAGATTCTCTGCTGCAACCGGCTGCGGTGCAGGCAGGCATGGGCAACCGTGCTGCCGCACCGAAGATCGATGGCTCCACGAAGCTGAGCGACGACCTGATTGAGGGCCTGTCGCGAGCTGAGCTGGATAAAACCCTCGGCCTCGCGTAGTGCCTCAGGGCTGGCAAGGACTCACCCACCTTGCCAGCGACATACCCGGGTTGTCGCCTCCGGAGGGCGTTAAAAGCCGGGCGCTCTTGGTCGCCTCAACAGCCATGTTTTCCGCAAATGGGCGGCGTCATGTCCCGAGAAGTACCCCAACTTATTGGAGAAAGACATGGCATTCACTGCATTCGGCGAATTGACGCCGGTTCAAAAAGTCAACTGGTCCCGCGTCGTCTGGAAGGCTGCACGCGACCAGATGTTCCTCAAGAACTTCATGAGCGACACGGGCAATAGCGTCGTGCACCGCATCACGGAACTCACCGAAACCGAAAAAGGCACCCGGTGCCTGTTCCAACTGGTGGCCGATCTGACCGGTGACGGTGTGCGAGGGAACGACGAGCGCGAGGGCAACGAAGAGGCAATGGACGCCCACAGCCAGATCATCCAGACGGACCTGATCAGCCACGGCACTGCGAACAAGGGTCGCTTCGATGACCAGAAGAACATCATCAACTTCCGCCAGACGGGCAAGGACAAGCTCTCGCACTGGCTGGCAGCGCGCACCGATGAGCTGGCATTCCTCACGATGTCGGGCATCAGCTACGCCTTCCACAACAACGGCGCGCCCCGCGTTGGTTCTGTCTTTCCTGACCTGACCTTCGCCGCCGACGTGACCGCACCCTCGGCCAAGCGCTCGCTGATGTGGGATGGCACCAGCCTGGCTGTCTCGAACACCGGCAGCATCACCACGGGCTACGTGCCGAAGTACAACATGATCGTGGACGCCATCGCCTACGCGAAGGAACACCGCATCAAGCCGCTGATGGCGGGCGGCAAGCCGTACTACGTGATCTTCGTGGCGCCGGGCTCCCTGGCCGCCCTGAAGAAGGACGAGGCTTACCAGCGCGCAGTAGTTGCCGTGGCTACCAAGGCGGGCCAGGATTCGCCCTGGTTCACCGGCGCGACCGTCACCGTGGACGGCGCTGTGCTGCACGAGCACAACCTGGTCTACACCACCAAGGGCGCGACATCGGGCTCGAAGTGGGGTTCTGGCGGTACGGTGAACGGCACGCGCACGCTGCTGTGCGGCGCTCAAGCGATTGCATTCGCTGACATCGGTGACGGCCGCTGGGTCGAGAAGCTGTTCAACTACGACAGCCGCATCGGCCTGAACATCGATCGGCAGATTGGCTTTAAGAAGCCTGTTTTCCCTTCGATCTACGACGGCAGCGACGAGGACTTCGGCCTGCTGACCATCGACCACTACCTGCAGTAACGCAGTGCCCCAGGGACGGGGCCTGCGGGCTCTGTCCTTCCATCTTCCCCTGATGTTGAAGGAACCATCATGCCCATCACCAAAAACTCCGGCCGCCAGGAAGTCATTGCGGCCACTGCCGACTTCACCTTTGCCGATCTCACCAGCGGCGCCTACGCGGGCGCGGTCGACGTCCCTCCGGGCGCGATTGTTGTCGGCGGCCACCTGGCCATCACCACGATCTTCAACTCCGCTACGGACGACAAGTTCTCCATCGGCGACAAGGTGGGGGATGCATCAGCCGCGGCAGCCACCTACGCCGCCCAGTCTGCGGACATCACTGCTGCAGGCGCCGTGCCTATCGTGGCCACCGGCAAGAAGTACACCGAGCCCAGCACGGTTGGCGTGGTCTGGACTGGCACTGGCGCGGCGCCCAGCGCCGGCGCAGGCCGCCTGACCGTGCTCTACATCGTGGACGGCCGCGCAGCGTTCAGCCAGGGCTGATCAGTTCTCAGTGGTCGGGTCACTCGTGACCCTTTGCCCGGCGGCATGACAACCGCCGGGCGCTTTTGAAGGAAACCATCATGAAATTCCGCTCCCCTTCCGACCAGCCCATGCACGTTGCATTGACCACTGGCCACACTGCCCAGATCACGCCCGAAGGTGTCGAACTGGACCCCATGTTCCACAAAGAGGCCAGCGCGCGCGGCGCCATCCGGTTCGATGACGGCCCCCGTTCTTCAGCGCCTGTGCTCCCCCAAATGGATCGCAAGGCCGCCCTCCTGGCCGCGCTCAATGCCATGCTCGACGGCAAAGACGAAGACGACTTCACCAACGACGGCAAGCCGGATCTGCGCAAGCTGCAGGCCCGCGTCGGCTTCAAGGTGGCGCGTAACGAAGCGGATGTCGCCTGGGCCGAGGTCGCCAAGCCCGATGCGCCCGGCGGCGAATTGCCTGCGGCCTAAGCCATGAAGGTAGAGGACTACATCACCGAGTTCCGGGGCACGGTGGGCGACAACGAGGCGCCCCAGTTCTGGTCCTCGGAGAACATCGTTCGCTACTTGAATGAGGCGGTGCAGGAGGCGTGCGAGCGCGCCAAGCTGATTGAGGACCGCTCCATGTCCTTGACTCTGGTTCCGGGGCAGGACACCTACTCCCTGCATGCCAGCGTGTTCGAGATCAAGCGGCTGGCCCTGCGCGGCCGGCCCCTCGATGAGACCAGTGTGGAAGCGCTTGACGCCGACATGCCGGGTTGGGAGAGTCGAACGGGAACGCCGCGCCATTTCATCTTCGAGCCGGCCAGTGGCGCCCAAGCCGCCAGGGTGCGCCTGGTGCCCGCGCCCACGGCAGCCGATGGGGTGGCGCTCACCGTGTACCGCGGCGCGCTCAAGGCGCTGAGCGAAGACCGCGACCAGGAGCGGCCGGAAATCCCCGAGCGTTTCCATGCGCGCCTGATGGACTGGCTCATGCACCGCGCCTACCTCAAGCAGGACGCGGACACCTTCGACCCCAACAAGGCCGCGACGTCGCTTGGCCTGTTCGTGCAGACATTCGGCGAGCGGCCCGATGCCAACGTACAGCGCAAGCACTGCGACCGGCGTCCGCCTGTGGTCCAGATCAACTGGTAGTGGCAAGGCGCCCCGTCAGGCTCCGCTGTTTCTTCAGGCCAGCCAAAAGCTGGCCATCCAACCCAAAAAGGTGGTCCCATGCGTAGAACGCTTTCTCAGATTGCCAAGGGCGTCACGCCGGCCGGCCGCTCTTCGCACGGTGGCCGTGTCCGGGGGCCTGGCACGGGCACCAGCGACTCCATCGACGCCAAGCTGTCGCACGGCGAGTTTGTGCTCCCGACGGACACCGTGCGCAAAGTGGGCGTGAAGCGCCTTCAGGATCTCGTGGACATGACCCACACGCCCAGCGGCAAGCCGCAGCATCCCGCGCGCTTCGTCGACGGTGGCCCAGTGGACGATGAGAATAAGCGCCCCAACAGCTTCGGCGATGCCGCCGCTGCGGCGCGCGACCCTGGCACGACGCAGATTTCGCCCACCAACATCTACCCGCAGGGCCACCCCAGCGCGGGGCGCAGCCCCTATGTGAGCGCGCCGGACGCTTCTGCCGCTTCCGGTGCGCCAGGTCTGGCCGCTGCAGCCTTCCCCAACACGACTCGCGCCATCGGCGGCGCCATGGACGATGCCAGGAGCGCCTACCAACAAGGCGGACTTGGTGCGGCACTGGGCCAGTCGGCCCGCGTGATGGGAGCGCCGTTGATCGGACTGGCGGATGACGTAGCAACCGGAGCAAAGACCGTGCTCGACCCTGCAGCGCAGGCGCTCAAGACTTTTGCGACCGGGGACGCCACGCCCATTGGGCAGGCAGCGCCGTCCGGGGCCACATCGGGCCCGGCGACGAACGGGGGCGGCGGTGCTGGTCGTGGTGTAGTAAACCCGGCTTTCGCGAACCCCGCTGCGCCAGCGCCTACCGTCGTCGGGCAGCCGCCAGCGGTGCCGAACTGGGACCGAGGTGCGATGACGAATGCCCAGGTGGCGCAGGCCAACCCGCAAGGGGCGGTAACCGCGCGCCGCAGCGCCAACGGCACAATGGAATTCTCCGGTGGGAATGTCTCGGGGCCGGTGTCCTACGCAGATGCCAGCGGCAAGCCCATGGCCGGCAGCGGTATCAACGGCCAGGGCTGGGGCCGCCTCGATGTAGCGCCAGCCGGCTCCAACGTGGCTACAGGCCCCAATGGCAGCTATGCGTTCTCGACCAGCGGGTCCGGCGCCTCGAGCACCACGCAGGGCGGCGGGGCGCGCTTGCCCGGCACGGCGGCGGACCAAGTGCGAAACCCCGGCCTGACCGGGAATGGGCAGCCCAGCACACAGAACCTGAACGCCGGCGGCAACCTGGCCGCCAGCCAAGAACAAGGAGCACGCGCCCGGCTGATGGCGGCGGGGATGGGTCCGGGCTCCGGTCCCGTCGCCCCGGGCAGCTTCACCGGCAGCTACTCGGGGGTCATCGGCTCGGCCGACACCCGGGGCAACATGCTCGGGCGTTCGCCCGAGCAGCAGCGCCGTGACGCGGAGGGCTCAGCCAGTTCTATCCACCGGCCCCCCGCAGAGCGGGGGCGCGCAGCGTTGGCCCGGGTAAACAGCCAAGACCTGCAGCAGGAGCGCAACGCCGGCGACCTGGCGGTGATGCTGGCCCAGCAGCAGGGGCAGTCGGCACGCGAGCGCCTGATCCAGGCCGGACAGCTGCAGCGCACCGGCATCGAGTCCCAGCGCTATGACGAAGCCAACCAGATCGCCCGTGGCCGGCTCACGCTCGAGCAGATCGCGGCGGGGCACCAGAGCCGCACGAGCGAGCGCGTGGAGCGGGCTCAGGTTGAACTGGAGAACGCCAAGACGCCGGAGGCCCAGCGGTCAGCACGCGCACGTCTGATGGCGCTGACCGGCAAGGCCCCGGAGAACGAATGGGGCGTGCAGGTGACGCCCGCCACCAAGAACGTTGACGGCAGCACCACGCAGGGCAGCGTGTGGCGGTACAACAAAGCGACGGGGGAGACGGTACGGGTGGATGATGCGCAGGGGAGCGCAGGTCCGGCGCCATCGAAAGACAGCATGGTTCGCGGGCAGGTTTACCAGACAGCGCGCGGGCTTGCGCGCTGGGATGGCCGTCAGTTCCAGCCAGTTCGCTGAACGTCAGCGCTGAGCCGGAGGGAGTCCATACGCTTCCTCATAGGTGAACGATTTGCCTTCCTGCGCCGCTGGCCGCTCACGCTGTTCTGGGATCTGAGGCACCACGACCGTGCTGTAGATCAGAGCCGCAGCCACTCCGCCGACAGTGCCCGCAGCCAGCGCTTGCCAAGTACCGCGCTTCGGCTGTAGCCAGAAGAAAAGCAGAAGGGCGACGGCAGTGCCGAGAATGCCAATTAGCTTTGCGGCCAGCACCGTGACCGCAGCTGTTGCGAGCAGTCGCCAGCCGCTGTACCAGTTGACCGGCTTGCCGGGCGTAGTGTCTTGTTCCATGGAGCCTCCGTCGGCAGAATGTAGCAGTGCCCGGTCCCGTGCGACCAGAGCGCGA